AATTTATCTTGTGGTATATTTTCTAATCTGTAGTCACCACTACCGTACTCAACAATTCCTGCGTCTTTATTTTCCAAGAATGTAACAAAGTTTGTGAAAAAGTTTCCGTCATTAAAAAATTCACTAACTTGATTTTTTGTAACTTCGTCTTGTATTACACTAGTTAATCTGTTTGCGAGAACACTCATACCATCTATGGTAAGGCTAGAGCTGTGAAATCCTTTTGACTCGAACTTTTTACGAATATCTTTTGTATCTGGCGCATCTTTGAAAATCTGTTTTCGAGTTTGTTTACGAAAAGTAGCCAAATCAATTTTATTTTCTGAACCACCAAAAATATCAATTATTCTGTTTCTAATAACTGGGGTGAATTCAGCTGCGCTCATTATGTGTAATCCGCTACGTATAAATCCAAGACGCGTCTTATATGTGCAGGTAATGTTGTATTTACTATATACTCTACCTGTACACTGCCGCCGCCGCCTGGTGATTTTTGATTGTGAACACTACCATCATTTTTTCTGTAGTAGGTAACTAAGTCCATTACTGCTAAAGATAAGTCCGTTGGAACGTCGTCGTAGCCTGCATAATAATTAACCTTATATCCAGCTAAAAGATTTGGAAAAGTATTTCCTAGCTTTCCGCTTGGTATAGGCATTACTGCATAATCTCTGTTAATCCAATCTGTAAATTTTGTGAGTGCAGTGTATGTTTGTCCATAATCTGTACTGTACTCTAAACTTACTATATTAACTACTGGCGTTTCTTGCAAAATTAAAAATGGTACACCACCATCAAATATTTCAGTTTTAGGTGTATCCATATAATCAACAAAAGTTCTGCGACAGTAGTTTTTTACAAATTCACTAACTTTTGGGATTAAGGCATCAATTTCGGCATCGGAGTTTGTACTTTTAATTCCAGCATATGTCTTATATTCTGATCTTGTAATTAAGTTTAATGCCATAAACTATCTCCTGTTTTATAAAGGTATTTATATACCTATAACTACCTTTATAAAACAAGACCCCGAAGGGTCTTGTTTATTAGACTAATTAAGCTACGTAACGTAGGGCGCTTACGCCTGCTCCGTTAACTGTAGAAACTTGAGTCATACCAGTGCGTAGGCTAGCTACTAGAACACGGCGTTGTGTTTCTACTAGGTCTTGTGTGTCAACACGTAGACCACGCTGGTTACCAACTAGGAAGTTCATTGGGTTGAAGGCGATGGCACCGATTGTACCGGCTGCTTTGTCTTCGAACTCACCACTTACTAGAACTGGGCTGTTACCAATAGTACCGATTTGACCAGTAATTAGTGTAGCCTTTGTACCAACATCTGCCATTGTCTGGAATGAAGAGTCATCTAATAGATCGTAGTAGCCGTCTGTGCTTACGATATAGATAACTTCAGCTGGGTCTAGACCCCAAATACCTAGATCACGACGTAGATCGCGTAGCTTAGCTACAGATAGCTTAGCTGCATCGCTAATGTCTAGAGTTACGGAGCTAGATGCATCATAAGTACCTAGACCTTTAACTGGATCTGCACCGGAACCTGCACCACGTAGCATAGCGCGGTCAACTGCGCGAGCAACACGGCGAACCATTGCGTCACGTACAACTGGCATAATTGCTAGAAGTGCGTCTTCTTCCTCTTCAAACGCTACATACTCGTTTGTTGCAACTTTGTATGCGTTTAGAGTGATTTCTTTTAGAGCGTGAGTAGCATTGCCACCAGCGCTGTTAGATGTACCAAACTGAGCGTTTTGTACCCATGTTGCAACACCAGCTTCTGGGTTTACAGGGATAGTCATAACGTTAGTTTGCATCTGAATACCACGTAGGGTAGGAGCAACAACTAAACGACGACGTACTTCGTTTTCCATGTTTAGGCTAACTTCTAGTTCCCATGTAGCGCTTGGAACGTGAGCACCAAACTTTTCAACCATTTCACGGCCGAACTTGGTATCGCCTAGTGCTTTACCTGTCATACGAGCTAGTAGAACTGCCTTTTCTTTGTCGGCATACTGCATATCGCCGGCTTTGTTGTCGGTGAATTGCATACGTGACTTTTGAATAGCTTCAAGTTCTTGAGCTTTTTCTTTTAGGGCAGCTTCTAGACCAGCAATAGCTGTTTTGCTAGCTTCTGCGCTTTCGCTTAGACGCTTTTCAACTTCTGCTAGTAGTTTTTCTGCTCCGGTGTCAACAGTAGAAATAACTGATTTGACTTTGGCTTCTAGTGCTGCTTCGGCTTCTGCTTTTGCAGCAGCTTCTGCTGCGGCTTTTGCCTGAGCTTCTACTAGTGCTTTAGCTGTTTGTTCAGCAGCCTTTGCTGCGGCGTTAGCCAACATTTGTTCTAATTCTTTTGGATCCATGATGTTCCATTCCTTATTAATATCGCCCTTTGCTTCCGTAGAGGATTCTAGCCCTTTAGCTGACTCGCTTTTGGGTGCAAATTGCATTTTGAAAGACTTAAATTCTTCGGCACTATCAAACGCCTTAGAAAGACTAAAAATTGTATTTTGATTTGCTGGTACAGACACTACAGAGATTTCGTGCAATTCCAGTTCTTTCACTATAAATAGCTCTGCTGCAGAATTGTACTCAGCATCAACAATGCGGAATCCAATACTAAACGCAGTTAATACGCCATCTTTTACAAGATTGAACACATCTTCTGCTGCTGCCGAGATTCTGGCTTTGATCCACAATCCTTGAGCGTCAATTTTGTGCTCGACCATTCTACCTACTGGCTCATCGTGCTGATGATAGGCAAGAATTACTGGATTTTTTAAGTAATTCTGCATACCCGCTTCCCAAACACTGGCCGGTACTACGTCACCGTGTCTATCAACATCTACGGTACTTGCGTAACCTTCGATGGTAATAGAGTCAATAACGTCGTCTTTTTTAGGTAGCATTTCGCTTTTTGTAAATGTACTAGTAAGCGTTAGTACCTTATTTTTATCTACCATATTACCCCTTGTTATTCTTGTGTGGAGGCGGGACGTCCTCCCTGAGCTGGATTAGCAGCTGAACCAGCAATATTAGCTGGTATTCTTAAATCGTCATGGCCTGTAACAACAGGATAACGTAATTCTTTTCGTGCCTCATTAGCTGTTATAATACCAGCATTAACTAATGTAGAGTGGTATTGAGCTATGTCTTTTAATTCTGGTTGTAAAGCTGATACTGAACTTGTAATTGCATCAACGTCGTAGCCGTAATAGCGTTCTAGTGCGGAAGTAAATTTACGTACCATTGGCATTACAGTTTCTAAATAAAATAAGCGTAGATTTGGCGATATATTAGCATTATTACCACCTTGTAATAATATAGGTGGTACTCCAATTGCTTGCATAACCGTTTCACTATGAGTTTTTATAGACTGATCAAAGTCCATTTCTTTAAAACTAGTGTTAGATACTGTGCTTGGTTTTAAGCCACTATCTAAAATAACTGGGCGCTTGCCGCCCTGTTTAGCATTATATCTTTGTATCCAATTAGCTATTGTCTTTTCTTTTGCAACTTGAGATAGTGTATTATCGCTAGTTAGTACTAATCCAAATACAGCTCCATTATCAAAGAATTTTTCTTGGAACTCTTTCATTGCATACAGCAAATTAATAGATTGCTGTGTAGACTCTAATCTAGAACTACCACGATAAATTGATTTTGAGTTAATATCTTGAAAGTGGAATATTTCTGATTCTTTGAACTCAACTCTACCGTTATAAGTATAGCCTTTAATATATGTTTTTGTATCAGGCAATATTTGTACATTAATTGCTGGCAAGTGATACATAAATACACCGTCAAAGTGTATAAACACGTTGCCTTCTAGAACTAAGTCAGTAAATATTGCTTGTCTGAATTCTTGTGCGCTTTGATAAGGGTTAGGTCTGTAGTTTAACAAGTTATGCAAAGTTTTTTGTCTTATGCCTTGTACTACCCCATCAAAGAGTTTATCTTTAACGTCGTAATCTAAACTAGAAGCCGCAGATACCAACATAGATACTGCTCTGTTTACTGGCTCTAAGTTTCTAAACGCTTCTTGATAAGTAATTTTGGCAGTAGTATTAACCTGACTGCCTTCTTGATATGTAATTGTTTCTTGAGCTGGATTTAATTTTTGACGAAGCCAACCCGTAGTTTTTGATAACCACTGCATAATGTTCCCTTAAGTAAACTCAGAGAAAAAGCTTCCATAAGAGGTCTTAGGCACGGTACTATCAGGATTATTTAAATATTTATCACGCTGTAATTCGATCCAGCGCTGTTGCTTGGGCTCGGATCCTGGTCTTGGAGCTTTACCATAAACTCCATGAAGCGCTACATGATGACGATTACAAAGGGTGTAAACTTGGTCATATAACTCTGCGTGGTGCTCGCTGATAAACTCGTCTCTAACAGCTAAAATACCTTCATCTGTTGATATATCGTGTCCAGACTTTTGGGCCCAGTTTTCTAAAAGTATTGTAATTGAGTGTAAGTGGTGAAGTTCTAAGTCCAGGTTTGTACCACAAACATAGCACTCAGACTTCTTTTCATAGGCTGCTTTAGCCCTGTCGCGAACCCACTTTACAGGAATTCGCTTGTTTGTATTCTTTGCCATTTATTCAAATATACTTGTAATCTGCCAACGATGCTTTTCATAGGCTTGTATTCTTTGCGATATAAAGTCTAGTAATCCAAAAAGCTTGTTGGCTTCCAGCAAGGTATAGGTTTCTGTTAACAGCTTTAGCTGTTGTTCAACAGCAGTACCCAAATACTCTACTTGATCTACGCTTGTTAAGTCTTTACTAGGAAACTTTATAGCACTTAGTTCCTCAAGCTCTAAAAATGTGGCAGGAACTTTTATTTTTAAAGTTCTTAGTTGCTCTGCAAATGCGTCAAAGTTTGCTAAAACTTCTTTGTAGATGTGTCCAAAAAATTCGTGAAATTGTGGAAATAACACGCCTTGAACATTCCAGTGAAAATTCTGTGCTAACAATAAAAATGCTGCTTCTGTGGCAAAAGCTTGTTTAAGCTTTTGTTGTAGTTCTAGTGTGTTTTGTTCCACTGTGGTCACCAATTTTGTGGTTTTTGCCAAGTTTGTAATACCTAGTATTATACTTGATAACCACAAAAATGTCAACGTAAAAATTTTCGTTGCTAATTAAATTGTATAAGAATACAGAGCGTACCTGACAGCATCGGCCATGTGTGAGTAAGAGTCGTGCAGTGGTCGTTCACGCTGCAAACTTTCACGCTCGTCCCAACGATACTGGTCAAACATTGCTAAAACGTTTTCGCAATGATCCATTATCTTTAAACGATTTTGTTGTACCAGAGTTTGCACATAAGCAATACCAGGTAAAACATCCTTTTTAGCTTTAGTAGTAGCTATATCGTATAAATAAGCCAAATCTGAGCTAAATTGTGCTGCGGCAGAGTCAATAAACACAACTTCAACACCCCAACGTTTGGTTAAGTTTAAAAATTCTTGGGCATGTTCAGCTGTTGTTTTTTCCGATTGTAAATATTCATCAACTATGTAAAAGCAATCTTCACTAAAAACATAGCAGATTACAACAAATGCAGTAGCATCACGGTACCCTGGGTCGCAACCAGCAATAGCTTCGTAGCCACGCAGCTCTTGTAAACTAGTGGGAAGAGTACTGATTTTATTCTCATCTAAAAGCTGGTAAATCTGTCCCTCAAACGTAGTAAATGACGCCATGTACTCTTGTTCAAACTCTGCTTTTGACATCGACCTACGAGCTTCATCCACATCTGACTGTGCCATACGAGTATTTTCTGAATAATCAGCTTGTAGTGAAACCCACTCTGGATGATCTGGACTAAACCCACGTTGATAAAATTGACTAAACCAGTTGTTTTTACCGCGAGGTGTTGAAATAAATATGGCTTTTGAATTGGGCTTGTCCAAGGTAGGGCGCAAGGCAACATTAAAGGCTGCTTCACCACCCTCGCCTAAAGCAGCTTCGTCAAAAATTATAAGATCATAGCTGCGACCAACTGTTGAATCCACAGTTGATAATGAACCCATGCGGATAGTTGATCCATTTTCCAGTTCAATAATCTTGTCCTTGAGATTGTCCCTGCTAACTTCTAAATCAAAGTGCTTGATAAGCTTGCGCTGCAGTTCAAATGAGATTGAAGAGAGGTTATAGTTAGGTGAGATGATTAAAACATTTGATCCAGGAACTAACGTGACTAACTGCCCAATAATGTTGGCAATGTAAGTTTTGCCCAATCTGCGGGCAAGGGCCGCACATATAAAACGGTATTTGGGGTCGTTGACAGCGTTGATTAAGGCGATTTGGGGACGATTGATTGTATCGTATAAGTCTAGTAATTTAAGGTAATTGGTGATTGGCAGCTTGATAAATCTGCTAGTAGCATCAAACTCTTGAATCTGGTCACAATTAATGTCTGGTCTGCTAATAGTAAGCATTAAACTCCCTCTCCAGTTATTAAACGCTGTACTAGTTGTGAGTACTTGCTGCCTTCTAACCCTTCGTTAATCTGCACATTTACTTGTTTTTGTGGTGCGGTTCCCGACCTGATCTTCTCAAGTTGAATTTCCTTGTCCAGCAAATCCATACTCATTTTATGACTGAGTGCAAGCAGCTCTGAAATGTCTTTTTGTGAGCCAGTGCCAGCCTCTTCCAACTCTTGGAACTTTTGCTTGATAAGGGCGTCCATTGCACGGCGCATTAAAAATCGGTTGTTGTAGCCTGAGTCAAAAAACACTGAATCAATATACTGTCTGACCTCACGGCGCTTTAAAATATCTACTACTAAATCTGGTGCTAAGTCTAGCTCTTCAGCTACTTTTTTAGGGTCATTAAGCTGAAGATAGCAGTTGGCTACTTCAAGAGCTTCAGGAGCAATCTTAATGGTTTCTGCAGGTAAATTTTGTGTCATGGTGGATCCTTTTTCCACAATTATATCACGGGGGCGATTTAGGTGCAAGCCAAGATTTTAGCACCTAAGTAATTTAGGAATTTTTTCCTCATAGGCCGCGTGCGGGTGGGTCCTATAGCGTGTGTGAAAATTTATGTCTAATAACCGCCCTGTCATTATACCATAGCCTATGCGTGTAGTCAATAGGGATAAACCCCTAGAAAAAAGTTGTTGACGACTTCTAAGATTGGCGTATAATTGAACACATAGCAACAAGGAACAGATGACATGAAAAAATTTTTTATTGAACTCTTGCAATCTGCAATTTTGTGCGCTATAATCTTTGCTCCACTCTGGATTTATCTGGGCTGGATCATGAAACCTTAAACCCTTGACCTTTCAGGAGAATCGAAAATGACTGCTAAGACTGTAAACTATACCCCCGAGATGACCGCTAAAATGGTTGCCGATTATGCCGCTGGCGTATCGGTTGACGCTATCGCTAAGGAACTCGGTAAGACTGTGCGTTCTGTTGTTGCTAAACTTTCCCGCGAGAAGGTTTATAAAGCTAAAGAATACGTTAGCAAGACTGGCGAAAAGCCCGTTAAAAAAGACGCTTGGGCTGATTACATTGGCGAAGCTCTCGGTATGAGCGAAGCTGATACCGAATCGCTTACCAAAGCGAATAAGACTGCACTCGCTAAGATTGCAGACTTTATCAAGGCTGAAAAAGCCTGATAGATTGTAGGGGCTTTATGCCCCTACAATTTTTTCTGCTATAATAAACC